AGTACTCCAGTCGGCCTGACGGTTTCTATAGATTTCAACGATTGCACCTGTACTGTCTATAAAGGTTGCAACCGTGTAGTCTTCTTGACGACCCAGGTCTATTCCACAATAAACGCGACCTGTGGGTTTAGGCCATTGGGGTAATGAGCTTTCTTTTAGTCTCGTAAATACTTCTCCACCATTATCAATAAATTCTGCTAAGTACTCCTGCTTAAATATATTAGGTGGTAGTGTTTTTTGAGCATCCTGGATCTCTTCTGGTGCGATGTAGGGTGTATCGTAACTAGAACCTTTATAAGATCGATAGTTGGCGTGATCTGGTGACATACCCAACTGAAACAGGTCATAGAAGTAGTTCTTACCCTTTGGTGTAGAGATAAAGACCACCTTCTTACCGCGGACAGCAAAAACTGGTCTAATGGCTTCGCTCCATGCTTCGTTACGGATAAAGGCAGCTTCATCTAGGATACCATAATCCATTGTAAGGCCACGTATGTTATCGTACCTTTCAGCTGAGCGGAAAAGGATCTCTGATCCATTACGGAGTTTTAACGAGTTGTCTGCGTAGTTGTTTTTTGCGATGAGGCCACTATGTTCAATTGCTTCAACAAGTTCTTTATGAACCTTATTGGCTTGGCTGTAGACTGGTGACACCCAGAGTACTTTAGCGGGACCCTTATTAATCATCCACCATAGTGCAAGGTTCATTCCCATTAGGGACTTACCTACCTGGCGACCTACTGATACAATGTGGAACTTTGCGGAACCCTCGAGGATACCGTTAATAATTTCACGCTGTTTTGTATGTGGAGTAAATCCAATAAAAGCCATTACTCATCTTTAGGTTCATCACCAAACTTAAACGTAATGTTTTTAAAGAGATCTCCGCCATCAGCATCTGTAAGTTGTTGTTGAGAGAGCTTAGGTACAAATCGTTCACTTAACTTAATCACCATCTCCATTGCACTCTTAGGATCCTCTTGTGCAACCTGTTCCAACCATGTACTCATGTTTTCAAGGTTAGCCTCTACGAGTAGAGCAAACGCCTCTTTCATTTTCTTAGTGGCTTCATTAGGTACACCTGCTGGTCTACCCTCGCGATTAATCCTGGGATCTCCTTTACTGAACATTGGCTTTAGCTTGTTTTTTCATTATCTCTAGTTGTTGCTTTGCAGCGGTTTCGTTAACTGCACGAATGTATGCAACAGGTTTAGAGGTTTCTTTAAATGTATAGTTACCTTTTGTGGTAAGATAAACAGTATAAGTTGTCATATCCTTTTCGTTTTTTTCAATCTCACTTCTGAGACGATGTTTCATATTTAGCAAACATCTTCCGCAACCTGTTACAGATTTGGCTTCACCTGTAATAATATTGTATGCTAGGAAGAAGTTAGTCAATTGTGGGCCACCAAATTTAACCGAGTTGTAGACTAGGTACTTATTTGCAGCCAACCAGTCAAATGCTTCTTGTTTTGTTGTCATATAGTCATTAATTTTCTCCATAATAGTTCAGCAAGAACAGCAGCACCTGCAGCTATAAATATACTTTCTCCCAGTCCTGCTCCAGTGATCCAATGGCCACCTGCTAGAGTGGTCCACCAAGTAAAGCAGAGCGGACAGTTAAAGGGTTTACGATTGGCCTTAATTAGGTTTAAGAACCTCTCCCATTGCGGTACATATTGTAGGAGTGCACCAGCTGCTCCAAAGTAGATTATCCATTCCATGTTATTCCCTTTTCTTTTAATTTAGTTATGATATGTTTTTTCGTTAGCCTGACTGCATGACTTATACTTGTCCTGGGTATTCCTATCTTTTTGGCAAGCTTACTATAGTTAGGATTCTCCAACCACATTTCAAATAGGGTTGCATGAAACCATAACTCTATCTCTCCGCTTTTACGCATTGACCTAATGATACCCTTAATCTCGGTAACAACTTGGTCACGTTCATAATCATAGGGATCATCTGCTTCTTCAGGTTGTGGCTCATGTGTATGGACCCTACCCTTTTGGCGATACTCGGTATGATATGCACTAGTGCCACTATGAAAAGAGCGCCACATAATCCCGGAGAGAAATTTCATAGCTTGGCCGCCTTCGACCAGTTCTTCTGCTCTACCATGTTCCAGAAAATGTAACAGTGAATAGTGAAGAAGGTCAGGTGTTTCTGGACTACCTCGGGTAATCTTTACAGCCATTAACTCAATAGCTTCATAATTATTAGATAGCCATTCCGTCAAGTAGTTTGAGATCATTGATTAGGTCTTGATAAGCTTGCGCTATCTCATATTTTTGTTCCTCTATGTAACTATCACGATCAACCTCCAACTGAAGATTAAGAGCGTATGTACTTACAAAGGGAAGGTAGAGTGCTAAGATGCCATCACGAAAGCGTAGCTTTTGCATGTCATCCATTGCTAAGTAGTTTATTTCATCCATCTTGTTCTTTTATTATTTATCAAGGATCTTACCCTTGAATTTTTTGGCACGATGTATACCTTTGCTTGTAGGACCAGTTAAGTAATGTGGAATGTAGTCACCTCTGCGCCACATGCCTTTATTTTTTGTACGCCATGCATATCCACTTACAAACCAACCGGTGTCAATATGTATGTTACGGATTTGACAGTCTCGTCCCATACGTTCAGTAAAGAGGTCTTTACGCCAACCGGCACCAGCAAAGACCTGGTTATACAAGTGGATCCACACGCGCTGTAGTCTTGGGTCTTCTATAATCCATTCCTGGAACTCCCAGTCGGTTCTGGGAAACTCAAACCAAGCCATTACATTACCAGCAAACCCCATCTTTGCCCATTCACCATATCTTTCGTTAAAAGCATAGATCAACGATTCACTTGGAATACCTTGTGCAAAGGGTGTACATTCTTTATAGTCACTTATATAGAATTCATATTTTTTATCAAAACCCCAACCTTGTCCTACAATCCACATAAAGGTTAACCAGATCTTATCAAAGGGTCTTTCGTCACCAGCAAAGGAAGGTGAGAACAGGGTTATGTGGTTGTCATTAAAGTTTTCGTAACCAAATTTACTTAACATAGTTTCTTGTATAAGTTATTTATCCAAGGATAAAACTAGATTCTTTTTTTTCAACAGGGACATTTGAAGGGAGTCTAGTTAACAGGTTTTGATCAAACCATTGGTTATACTTATCAATTGTCCAAAGCTTATTCTGGATCACAGTGGTTAACTCTAGCTTTCTTGAATTAAGTTCTTTCATGTTATCCATTACAAACTTATATAGTTTATCACGTTGGTCACGAGGTAACCTTTGGTAGTGGTCACGTAGGTTTGTTCCTAATTTTCTCCAGTAATAAGTAAAGTCTTCTATGTAGTCCTCATCCTTATCCGTAAGAGGAAGCAGATCCGCCGCCAAAGGCGGAGCCTGCTCTTCCTCTATATTACCATCTGTATTTGTATTTGTATTAACATCTATATTATCTAGACGGTTTTCCGTATCCTGTATAGACGGTTTTCCGTCTATGGTTAGACGGTTTTCCGTATCCTCTATTACGGTTTTCCGTCTATGGTTAGACGGTTTTCCGTTAGCTGAATAAGGGTTAACTGTAATTACTCTTTTGTTATTTTTCATAGATCTAGAGATAAGACCCATCTTTTCTAACTGGGTAACCCAGTCCTTTATGTTTCTGATTGGTGATCCTAACTGTTTTGATAGGTGCTCGTTACCAGCAAAGACTCCGCCTTTTTTACGCGAGTCTTCTTGACCTGATAGCCAAAGTAAATAGAGATAGAGATTTTTGTGGTGGTGTTTAAGGTTGGTATCACCAAGTACCGCTAAATAGATTTCTTGTTCGGTTTTCATTTTGTTTCTTAATTTTATTTTGCTTCATTGGTTTCTCGATTTTAGTTAATTGGGCCGGTTTCATAGTTTTACTGTTTAATTATTTATATAGGCAGTCTTTAGAAAAGTTTCAGAAAACCGTGTAATTTCTTAGCCATTGGAAATCAATAGGTTATACATATTGATAATCAATAGGTTATAAGAATTGCCGTGTAACCGGGTAAAAACTCACACATCTAGGGAGTGAAAAATGAGAGCCGGCTAGAGACTAGAAAGGACCGGTAGAAACCGGCCCTTCCAAAAAACAATAAAAAAATGAAACACAAGTACACCTAATTAACGAGAAACCGCCTCGAATAAAATTAAATCGAACAAGTGTAGATACAGGTTTCCCTGTACCTTTATTATATATAAGAGTCCCTAAACTGTTTAAGCTTAGAGATCGATGGTACTAGTGATTCCCCATTCACTTAGTTTACTAACCCATTCTAAATGGGCAAGTTCCAAAATGTCAGCACCATTAAGTTCGCGATTGTACTCGAACACAATGCCACCATCCATAAATCTTTCGTTGATAATGACACCTAGTGGATCTGCTCCACTTTCAAATGCTGCCTTAGTTGCAAAGACACTAATGGTACTTACCAATGCGGTACCTTGGATAGCATCGTTAACTGCAATTCTTGCATAACTTGAGGGGACTGTAACACCAATACTAGTGTTAACGGGTGTTGTAATATTTAAAGCCATAGTTTTGTTTTTTTTTATTTATAGGATT